TGAACACAAATACAAAAAGAAAAAGAGCGGCCTCGAAATCCCATACCGCGTGACCATTGACGTGTCGTCGCGCAAAATCCTGTCAATCACCCGCAACTTTGATCAGGACACCGCCGACCTGCCAGAAGCCCGCACGAACTTCGTCAAATATACGTTTGTCCCAGGCCTCGGCTTCTACGACATCGGACTGCTGCACATCCTCGGCAACACCACCAACGCGATCACCGCCGCGTGGCGCGAACTGCTTGATGCTGGGATGTATGCAAACTTCCCTGGGTTCTTGGTCAGCGACACGGGATCGCGCCAGAACACCAACATCTTCCGAATTCCCCCAGGCGGATCGGCCCAGATCAAGACGGGCGGTCAGCCCATCAATCAGGCCGTCATGCCGCTGCCCTACAAAGAGCCGTCGCAGGCGCTGATGGCGCTGGTGGAGAATATGTCCCAGACTGGTATGCGTGTCGGCGGGACATCTGAGGCTCAGGTTGGTGAGGGTCGTTCCGACGCCCCCGTCGGCACCACACTGGCGATGATCGAGCAGGCCACCAAGATTATGAACGCCGTCCACAAGCGGATGCACAGCGCGCAGGCAGAGGAATTCTCGCTGTTGCTGAAGTGCTTCCGCGAACATCCCGAAAGCTTCTGGCAGCGCAACCGCAGGCCCACCATTGCGTGGAATGAAGAACTGTTTATGCAGGCGTTGAACGACGTTGAGTTGGTGCCGCAGGCAGACCCGAACACGTCCAGCCACGCGCAGCGCGTGATGAAGATCATGGCGCTGAAGCAGTTGCAGGCCGCAAACCCATCTGCCTTTGATGGTGACGCCGTTGACAAGGCGGCGCTGCGCGCCATCGGATGGTCGAACCCCGAACAGTTCCTGAAATCAGCGCAGGATCGGCAGCCACCACCTGAAATGCTGAAGGGCATCGAGGACGTGAAAATCGCCCACCAGAAGGCCGACGCAGACACGCTGCGCGCTCAGGCTGACATGGTGCGGGCGCAGGCATCACAGGGCGCGCAGGCCCCCGCACAGGCAGCCGCAGACCCATCCAAACTGGTTGCCGAACAGAACAAGGCCCGACAGATGGAATTCGCCATGCAGCGGGATAAGATGAATGACCAGAACCGCGATCTTGACCGCGATAAGGATTTGCGGATCGAGCAGATGCGGATGGATCGTGACCAGATGAACGATGCCGTGCGAATGCAGCATGAACGTGATATGCAGGAACGTGATCACGCCGCTGATGCGGTCAAACTGGCGATGCAACTCCGCAAACAGGGGCAGTAAATGGACAAAGACAAAGCAATCCGCTCGGCGAGGCTGACGGCCAAGGGCATGGATAAAACGTCCGAAAACATTGCGGACTATGTGGCCGATTTGCTGCGGCAGGGGCGGGCAAAAGAGATCACTGATGACCTGATGGCGCAGGCCGACCCACAGCGGTTGATGCACCATTATAAAAGCGGCAACACGGGCATGGATATGCCTATGGATCAGGCAAGCCGCATGGAACGGGCAGCACAGATGGGGTTTGATACAGGAACGACGCTTTATCATGGCGGGCGCGGTGACATTGCAGCATTTGACCCTAAAAAATATGGATCGGGTGCGGGTTATGCTCACGGAAGAACATGGGCCACCACAGAGCCTGAAGTTGCAGAATCGTTTGCAAAGAAAAATCAAAAATATACCACGAAATCAAACGTCACGCCGATTTTATTGAAGGGCGAAAACTTTGACGTGGCGCAGCAGTTTGTTTACGGCAAGGGGAGCGGACCTATCTATAATAGACCTGATGTTTCTGACGTTGAGGCCCAAAATATAGGACCAGCTTTATCCCCGTGGAAACAATATATAAGCGATACGGCTGGAGAAAAAAATATAAAATTTCGGCAAGCTAGAGAACCAAATTCTAACGGCGAAAGTGATGTTTATGCCATCAAAAACCCCACCAACATCCGTTCCCAGTTTGCTCGCTTCGATCCACGTCTTAGCCACCTGTCGCACCTGTCGGCATCAACGGGGGGTGCAATGGAATTGGCCCGCGCTGTCATGGCCAAGAACCGCGCAGGTGGCCAGATCGCCCCGTCCAAATACCTGCCCAACGTCCCCCGCGCCGTCCATGCTGATGGTGGCAAGGTAGCGTTCCAGCAGGGCAACCACCCGCTCGTGCCTGACGTGGTATATCATGGAACGCAATCAGATATTAAAACCTTCAGGCAAAGCCAGACTGGAGAGTTCGGACCAGGAATATACGCAACTGATCTGCCAGAAGAAGCCGACGACTATGCTGGGACTCACCCATTTGCGGGTAAAGGTCCAAACGTCATGCCTTTGCACCTATCTATGAAAAACCCTTTTGTTGTTAAGAGCGATCCGCAAGAGTTTTGGCAACGCTTTGGCGGAAAGACCGACCAAGACGCGCAAAAAAATGCTATTGCCGCTGGACACGATGGCGTTATTTTCCGCAGACCGTATCTGAAATGGGACGATAAAGCCAAACGGGAAGTCCCGACAGGTAAGTTTCACACCCATTTTGTTGTCTTCCATCCCAACCAGATCAAATCTGCAATCGGCAACAACGGAAAATTTGACCCGACTGACCCCGACATCACCAAAGCCGATGGTGGCCGCGCAGGCTATGCGGATGGTGGATCGCCGCTCGGTCTATACTCCAAGGCGGCGCAGATCATCCGCAACCAGCCGCAGGCCAAGGGAAACGTTGATCAACTGCTGGCGATGGTATCAAAAGCCAAGGGCATCAAGCCTGCCGAACTGGCCAACGCGGGACGCCCCGCAGGCGACACCATGACCAAGGAAGAAATGGCCCAGCACTTCGAGCAGGCGCTGCCAGACGTTCAGGTGACGCGGAAGGGTCGCGTGGCGCGAGACGCTTATGAGGCCCTGATGCAGCAGGATCAAAGTAATTGGGGCCAAGAAGATTGGAATAGGGCAAACGAACTACATCGTGAAGCTGAAAGACAGCCTAGCACCCGATACCGCCAATATGTGTTGCCAAACGGTGAAAACTACCGCGAGCATTTGCTGCACCTTCCAGAGGGGCAGGGGCCATTGGCAAAGCGCCGCAAGGAATTGCAGGCACAGTGGCAGCAGGCATACGAAAACCAAGCGCCAAAGGAAGAACTGGATCGACTGGGCGCAGAATTTGATGACTTGGCCAATGATGAAGGCGATGACTTCAAATCTGCCCACTGGCAAACCCCCAACGTCCTTGCTCACGTCCGCATGGACGAACACGACAATGGCAAGACCCTCCACGTTCAGGAGGTTCAGTCCGACTGGGGCCAAGAGGGACGTGAAAAGGGTTTCTATGACCTCGCAAATCCATACGAGGTCATTCACAAAAAAACCAATGAGGTGGTGTCCCGTCACCCAGATTACAGGTCCATGACTGACGCTTGGCGTGACCACCCAGATCGGGAAAATCTTAATTACGGCGATGTTGTCGACGAAAAGCCCCCGCAAGGCCCGTATGTCGGCAACACCCAGCAGTGGACCGATCTGGCGCTGAAGCACATCCTAACCGAAGCCGCCAAGAACGGCAATTATGACCGCGTGGTGTTCTCCCCAGGCGAGGCCAACGCTGACCTATATGGGCAGCGCAAGAAGGCGAACAAGGTTTCCTATGATCCAGAGAGCAATGAATTGACTGGCTACAATGAGGAAGAGGGTAGCCCATTCAATAAAGTGACGTTTTCACATTATGTTGAAGACCCTGAAGAATTGCACAAGCACGTTGGAAGGGACATCGCGGATCAAATCATGGAGGGCGGTTCGGCGGATGTTCCTAGCGGACAGGTCGGTGGCCAAGGCATGATTGACTACTACAAAAACTACGTCCACCCAGGCGCGTTGAAGCTGTTGCAGCAGCACGACCCGTCAATCAAGCCTGAAAGCTACGACCTGCCAGAGGGCTACAAGGGCTTCTCCCTGCCCATGACCGACACCGCCCGCCAATCCATCCTCAAGAACGGCTTCCAAGCCTTCAAGGATGGCGGCGAGGTCCACAAAGCCACGGGTGGCACAGTTATGGGTTACGTCCCGACTGCGCCGATCCAGATCAGGCAATTGGCTGTGGCCCCCATCGTGCCGCAGCAGCAACAGCAACCTGCGGCGCGGTTCAGCCAATCCCTCGGATCGCTGATGGACACAGTTAATGGGTTCAAGAATAAACCTGAACAACCCGTCACAGCGCCAGCCCCCAGTGCCGCCACTGAAGGCCATGCCCCAGAGCAGCCAGCATATGACCCCAGCGGCATGAGCGATGCCGCCACGGCTGCCTATGGGAAGCTGACTGACACATGGGGACAGCCAATTGGTGTGGTGAGCGGATACCGTGATCCAGATAAGAACCAAGCCGTTGGCGGTGCCAAGGGCAGCCAGCACCTGCATGGAAATGCCTACGACATCAACACATCCGATTATTCGTATGAGGATCGACTGAGGCTGGCAGATGCTGCTAAGGCTGCTGGATTTACAGGATTTGGCTTCTACGGCAACAATATGCACCTTGATGTGGGGCCACAGCGCGCGTGGGGGCCATCGTATCACAGCGACAGCATCCCAGACTGGGCAAAACCTTGGGTTGACACTAACATCTACGCCGCACAGCCACGCGCCACGGGTGGATCGGTCAGCAAAGCCCTGTCCGTCACGCGCGGATTTACGAAAGACGGGAAGTCTGCTATAGGCTCCCTCAAGCCCAAGGGGAAATGACATGGCAGACGCAATGAAAAAGGCTCTAAGCAAGGCATCACTGAGCGCCATCGGTGGCAGCGTCAATCAAATGATGGTCAGGCAGGCTCTAGATGCGGCAAGAGAATCTGCGTTTACCCGCACTGGAGCGGGACTGATGCAGCGCGATCCCAGATTGCAAGAGGCGCAGCCAAAATTGTCTGGAATTGCGAAGACAAAGAGGAGCGGCCACCTGGTCACGCCTTTTTCAGAACTTCAAGCTGAGTTTTCCCCCAAAAACAACCTATCCCCTCAAAGATATGCAGATATTGAAAAAATGCAAAAAGAAGGGGCATACATCAGGGGTTTTGTTGGAGACAAGACTCCCGCAGATACAATTCTTTTGGGGCATCACGGAACTCCTCTAGTTGAACCCGTTGATCAGCAAGGTGGGGGGGACTACATGAGGTCTGAGTTTTCGCGCACCAATCAGCCAACTGGATGGCGGTCGCGTGAAGGGGCATCCAAGGGTATGCAAAGCCGTGTTGGAAAAGATGTTCCAGAAGGATCGCCCATATATGGCGCTCACCTACTAATGGGAGACGTGGCTGGCGACAGCTCACATATGCTATTGCATTCTGTAGTAAATCAAGTTCCGAACCTCCCAATCAGCAAGCAGCGCATCAAAGAATTTGATGAAGAAATGGAAAAAAAGTTCCCCCACGATGAGGAAAAATACCCCATGCCGTGGCCTGGAATCCTAAAAACGCAGGCTGTTCACGATTTTTTTTACAATCAACCCGTTTTGGTCCGTGGGAAAAAGGGCAGTCCAGACTTTATGCGCTCTCAGCCACGGCCAGGAAAGCACGTCTCTGAATTCCTCAAGAACATGGACAGTGTCCGTTGGCAGTCCTCTGGCTTTCCGAGCGTTGCTTCCGCTAGGTTTGCCAATATTCATCCAGACCTATTGGCTGAACCTCAAGGCGCAACGGGATACGGCCTTACACAGCTAGACCCGAAGGGGCAACTTGTTGCGAATGATGAAATGCGCGCGCACACAACCTACACTCACGGCATCCCAACACTTGGATACGCTGGAAGATTTCGCGCACTTGTTCCAGCAAGCAAGCTTTGGCAAGAACATTTAGAAAACGCAAAGAACCCAACGCAGGTTCAGCAAACCCTAATGACAAAATTCCCCCCAATTAAGGTTGATCAAAGGGTTGTTGACTTGGTGAAGGGCGCTGAAGATGATCGTATGAAAAAATATGGCTTCAAGCGTGGCGGAAAGTCAAACAACATTGATCGTGCATTGTCCCTGACATCAGTGTACAATGCAAAGCACAAACGGGACGCCGTGTAACCTCAGAGGATTGTAAAATGGACGCCAAAAGCCTACGCGAGGCGATGAAGGAGAAGGCCAAGCGCCTCTCTGGAGCCACTTCCGAAAAAGTTGATGCTTCGACTTGGACCCCCGATGAACCGCTGAATGCAGGGGTAAAGACGGGCGCTCGCCCAGTCTCTCGCCGCGCCTTCAAGGTCGGCGGTAAGGTCGAGGGCGCTGAATCCATGAGCCACGCAGGCCGCAAGCCCCGCCAGTCGGGTGGCAAAGCCTACGCCGATGCTTTGGTCAATCGCAACGTCAAGGACGCCAACGAAGAACGCGAAGGCATCAAGCACGTCGGCGGGTTTGCTAAGGGCGGCGCTCCAGAATACAACGAAGAGGCCGTGGAAAAATCCATTCAATCGTCTCGCCAAAAGATCGGCAAGAAAGAATCCAGTGCGATCCATTCCCTGCTGAAGGGCCGCAAAGCATCAATGCCAATGGAATCCGACGAGGGCGACATGAACCCCCGCAAACGCGGCGGCAAGGCTGAGAAGTTTGAAGGCTCCGCCAAGGACCAGATGCAGGACAAGAAGCTGGCTGCCAAGCGCAAGATGACGATGGCAGAGTGGGAAGCATCCAAGGCCGACGACAAGCACGACAAGCAGCAATCCATGAAGGGCTTGAAAGACGGCGGCAAGGCCGAAGAGGCCCACGAAGAAGGCTGTGACTGCAAAGCTTGCGGTGGATCGGCCATGAAGCGTGGTGGCGGTCTGTATGCCAACATCAACGCCAAGCGCAAGCGTGGCGAGAGAATGCGTGA